CCCTTTTTCTTCCGACTTGTATGCCCACTTTGCCATATCTTCAACGGATGCAAGTTTATTTTTTACCACAACCCATTCGTCAAGGTGGTCAAATTTCCACCGCCCAGCACCTGCCCGGCATTGGATTTCAAAACCCATGTGGGTGAATGTCTTGCCGTGCTTCTGTGCTTCGTTTATGGCCTGTGATTGTATCTGCTCCTTTGCCGCTTTGATTTGCTTTTCCAACCGGGTGAGGTGGCAGAACGCATCCAAAGCGGATGCGTTGCCTTCCTCAACATCAAATAATAAATTCACGATGTCCATCATGGCTTCAAAATTATTACCTCTTTGAAGTTACCGAGATTTACCCACTCCACCAGCTTGGTCAGTTTGTCTTGGGCCCAGTCCGGGATATACTTGTCGTTGCATTCAATGAATACCTTGGGGTAATCATACAGGCAGCGGCCCAAACCAAACTGCACCGCAGCCCTTTTCATTGCATCACTGATGCCACCCTTTTCAGGTTCGATGTTGGTCTTGCTGGCACCATCTTCACGAGTGATTGTTTGGCCATCCAAATACACGGTCAATCGGCAGATAAAGCCATTGCCTATTTCCCTGAACTCCGATGTCCAATTTGTCGGCCCGAAAGCAGCGTCAAAGCGTTGCATTACACAGCGATTGTTAATGTACGGCACGACAATCATTTTGCCCGTGCTGGTGACTGATTGCACACGCCATTCGATTTCGTTTGGCTGAATAGGTGCGGTTAGTGTTTCATTCATTGTCCTTGGAATATTAAAGTGTTTGTCTTGATTTTGCCTTGTTATTTTAAATTGTCCGTGTGGATTGTGCCGAAGATGCGGATCAAGGTCGGCAGAATTTCAGCCGGGATGCTCACGCATTTGCGGCCTTCGGCTGTCGGGCTGAACTCCTGAAATAAATAAACGGTGTCGCTGTCATCTTCCCAGTCAATGCGGTAAATAACATCATCGTGTTCGAACTTGGCAGAATAGCTGCCGGTGTGTGTGACTTTTATTTGTGTTTCCATGATGCAAATATAGTATACTTTTTTATATTTTCAAACTTTCTGCAATTTTTTTTATCAGGTCATCCGAAATCGGTTCAGCGTTAAATCCTTTCTTCCGATATTTTTTCAGGGTTTTTTCAAGTTCGTCATCAGGCACTGGCTCAAAAGACATCATCTGGTCTTTCCAATACACAACCGTTTTATATCCCCGGTCTTCCGTTGTCATAGCAACGCAAAAGCCGTGTCAATTACCTGCTGCTCCTTTTTGCTTTTGTATTTGCTGGGATTGTTCAGGGCTTTTATCACGGTGGCATAACTTGCCACACCTTTACAGGCATCAACAACCTGCATCTTCATGCCTTTACGGGCGTGGATTAAAAAGTGTATACGTTTTTCTTCGTGTGTCATTTCGTTGCGATTTTAAGTAAAATTAGGTAGCCGATAAGGTCATTCAATGTGTCTTCATCAGGTGCTTCCATCCCGGTTGTTTTGATGCGGCTCAATTTATCATCAATCCTTACCAACAACTGCTCGGTTGTGGATGCCTTGCTGAAAACCCGCACTGGTTCGAGTGCAGAGTTTCCATACTTGACATTTTTTTCAAGCAGCAAATCTCTAATGTCATGACAGGTTTTAATGATTTGGTCTTTCATTAGAACGGTAAATCATTTTGTTCGTTTTCCATTTGGGCAGCATAGTCATTTTTAAAGTTTTCCATGATGCCCCCTTTGTCGGCTTTGAAAAGATTTTCTCTGCTTACATTTTTGTTAGTTACATTATTGTAACTTTTAGCACCACCAACATACGTTGCAGGTTTCTTTGCTTCCCGTTCTTCTTTGCTTTGCGAGAGTGCAATGTAGTGGGTTTCTCCGAACTTTCCTTCGGCTTTGCGTTCAGCACATACGAGCTTGATGTACTTCTTTCCGTTCTTGGCGGTGGTGATTGCCTCACTGGGCAGGTCACTTAAACATATATCGAGTATTAACATAGGTGCAAATATAGTAAATTAAATCTGTTCTGCAAATTCTTCAAACTTATTTTTGACCGTTTCAAGGTTCCGGGCATAGCGTTTGTCGTAACTCATCAGGTTGTCCACAACCCGGCAGCTATTTATCACGGTGCTATGGTCACGGCCACCGCATATTTGCCCGATTTTCTGCAACGAAAGAGAGGTTTTATTGCGGCACAGCCACTGAAACATTTGGCGCAGCTCTACAACATCCCGTTTGCGAGTGCTGATTACCACCCATTCGGGGCGATATTCGCTGAATACAGAACGGATAGCAAGGTGTGCGGCTTTAATTACCTGCTCATCTTTATCCATGTTTTCCATTTTAAGCATTCTTTCTAACTCGTTGATGCGGATGCCTTGGTGGTAAATGATTTCTTTCAATCGGTCGATTTCACTTTGACGAAATGTTGTGCGGCTGTTGCGCTGTGGTGCTTTGATTGTTATTCTCATAGTTCTAATGTTTGTTGTTTTGTATTTAAGTTTCTAATTATTCCAATAGCCGTTTCAAGTATTGTTCTACCAGCTTCATAGTCTACCAGGTTACGAGCCATTTTTATAACTGATTGTTCACCTTCATATTTCGTAAAGTCATAATTATGAAACTCACATAAACCATCTAACTCGTTACCTTGATATTTATTTGTTTTAGTTCTTTGGCATAAACCTAAAAATTTTCGTTCATTGATATTGGCAGGTAATACAAAGTTGGTCCAGTATAAATGTCTTCCTCTTTTTTGCGCTTGTATTAAAGGTTCGTAATAAGGAATAACATTCTCAACACAATACTTCCCGGTAAAATAATTTTGTAAAAATAAAATTTCTTCATATAATTTTAAATCAGGATAAATCGGCTTCGTTGTCATTTCACCATTTTTGCAACCCCAATACCTTGCACGGCTATGACTTGGACAAGGTGGTGAACTCCATATAAAATCAAATTCTTTGTAATGGTCAAGCAAATACTGATGTGCATCTGCCACAATAACTTTGTCATTTGGGAAGCGTTCCTGGTATAAACGTGCTGCTTCCGGGTCAAGTTCAACTGCTGTAATTTCTAAATTATCAGCTATCTCATCCCATTTGTAACGATTACCACCTAAACAGGCATAAAGATTTAGTATTCTCATGGTGCAAATATAGTTATTTATATTTAATTAAAAAATGTATTCAACTGTTTTTCCCATAAAATTGCATTGCAGCGTTCCTGTCATCCCGTTCCGGCACTTGCTGATAATGAGTTCAGCGTCTTCAAGTTCGGGTGGGTTGCCGCCATTCTTCTGGGCTTCGTAGTAATCAGGGCGGTATGGGAATAACACCGTGTCTGCATCCTGTTCTATTGCCCCAGACTCCCGAAGGTTTGCTAATTTTGGTCGGCTGTTTCCTTCCTCTGTTCCCCTGTTCAACTGTGACAATGGCATCACGGTACATCCACATTCTTTGGCAATCAGTTTGCATTGCCGGGATATGTTGGCTATTTCTTGCTCCCGATTTTTACCGCCTGTGGATTTGACCAACTGCATATAATCAATGATTACCAGCGTGGGTTTTACTTTCATGGTCTTAATTCGGGTTTTTATTTGGGCAATGTCAAGCATCGTGCTGTCCTCAATTTGAAATTTGTAATCAATGAGCAGTAATTCACGAGCAATATTTTCCAATTCAAATTCATTCACATCAGCGTTGCGGACTTTCAGGTTGTCCACCCGGCCCAAAGATGAAAGTATGCGGTCTGCAAGTTGTTCCTTTGACATTTCCATGCTGAACATTATCACTCTTCCCCCCAGCTTTGCATGAGCAATACCAATGCTTACTGCGAATGCTGTCTTACCCATTCCGGGCCGACCTGCCACCACCACATTTTCACCGGGAACAAATCCACCGATGTACTTATCCAATCTGGTGAACCCGGTGGGCAAACCAATGGTTTTGATTTCTGCCTTGCTTCGTTTCTCCAAGTTGTCGAAGCGGTCACCGAGTAGAGTGATAAGGTCAACAGCTTGTCCGCTTTCGTTGAGTTGCAATTCGTCAATAGTTTTTTGAACTTCCGACATGGACTGCATTATTTCACTTCCGTTGGTCAGGTCATTGACAATTTTTGTCAAGTCAATAGTCAGGGTTTTGCGGATGTATTCCTGATGCAACATTGAAACCAACCGGGTAATGCTTTCCCCTGTGTAGTAATTATTTAACCCTGCGATGTCCATTGCCATGTCACGGTGCTTCATTACCACCGCCACGTTGTCTATATGCTCGTTATTTAGGTACATCGCCTGAATGGTCAAACATAGGGTGCGATATTTTGGCACGGTGAACCATTCGCTGCGTACTGTTGCGGTCAGGTCAAGCTGCTTACCTTGCAACCACGTTCCGAGTATTTGTTGTTCAATCATGTTAAAAAGTTTTCTTTGGGTGTACGGTAAACTTCTGCTGTGATTTTCTTTATGTCAGCAGATAGCCAATTTTTTGCGGTAAGGTATAGTGACCTTTTGTTTGCAATGCCTTTCCAGTTTTCTGCCCTGTCCAGAATGTTATCAATTTGGTCAATGGTATAGCCATCAGCAATTAGCTTGTCAACTTCTGCCCGTGTGATTTGTAAATGAAGAATTTGCCTATATATCTCTACATTCTTTTCATTCTTATCATTCTTAACATTCTTGTTAGTGTCCGTTTGCTTTACTGTTTGGTGTCCGTTTGCTTTATCATTTGCCTTACTATTTGCTTTATCGTTTGCCTGATAGTCATCGTACTTACATATTGATATTAATGTAGTTACGTTGCTTTTTTGCCTTACTATCATGCCATCATTTTCAAGCATAGTCAAGTATCTTTCCACCTTACCTCTTGACCACTTCCATCTTTTTGCCAAAGTATCAGCATCGTGGCCGATTTGTCCACGCTGAATATTGACACGGATGCCACGCTTGTAAAAAAAGTTATCATTGCTATTGGCCAACAATAAAAGGTCAATCCAAGCATGGGTTCTGTTAAATGGTTCGGAATGATACAATGGGTTGTCCATCATGCACCTGTGTATTTTTATCCAGCCGTTACTCATTTGGCTTTCCTTTCAAGGTTAATTTTTTGCATTGCTGATAATAGATAATTTGCAGGTCAAGTTTCATCCACAGGTACTCACATTGTAATAACGTGATGCCCTGATTTTCTCGCCTGTAATTTTCATACTCTTTGCGCAGTTCTAACTCTGCGATTTGTTCATCGCAATATGCGACTTCAAGTGGTGTGGGTTTGTAGATATTCATAAAAAAAACACCCACACTTTCAAAGGTTAGACCCGGCCCCAAGATAGCCGACCTTTTACTCGCGTGGGTGTTGATTATATTTTTTTTCATTTGCTTGGTTCTCGGCAGGGGGTCTAATCCTGTTGTTCCGATATGCAATTATAAAACAAAGATTTTATATTTCAAAATTTATTTTTTAATCGTTGCAATATTCCTGACGTTCATGCCAATCAATGTCGCTTTGCTCGTCACGTTCCCATTCAATCGTCTGGGTGATGTACCATGCCCATCCCTTTTCCCATTCTTTGAAGTCATCGGAGTTCAGTTCAAAAGGATTTTCGCCTTCGGTTTCGTAGTAATTAAACTGCTGACTGGCTATCCAGCCCATTTCAAAAGGTGTTTTTGTGTTTTCCATGCTGCAAATGTAATATAGTTTTCTATACTTGCAATAGTTTTTGTTAAATTATTTGTGTTAAAGTTATCCACAATTTAAAAATATCGACCTTTTACGAATAAACTTTGTGCCATGAAAGTTTACGCAGTAATTGTTGAACCAGAAGAATGGGGTAACTACATCGCCTATAAAATCATTGGAATTTACAAAAATGAAGACGATGCGAATGATAAACTTGCAGATATTATGCAGGACATAGAAGCATATTCAAAAACCTACATTCCTAAACAACCAAATGAAAGTAATGAGGATTTTTATAAAAGACACCGTTTGTATTCAGATAACTTTCCACACACAGTCGGTGATGAATGGGTTGATGTATGCTATGTGAAAGAGTTTGAACTGCTGTGAAAAAACACACCAAAGTTTACCTTGACCATTTCGGCTATGATAAAAGTGATTTCATCCCTTGCGAGGTATGTGGCGCACAAGCTGTGGACATTCACCACATTGAAGCACGTGGCATGGGTGGAAGCAAACACGCTGATGTGATTGAAAACCTGATGGCGTTATGTAGAAAAGACCATGCCCGGTATGGGGATAACAAGTCATTCAAAGATTGGCTCAAAAAAGTTCACGCCCTTAAACTTGAACAAGCGCACAGAGATACTGATTGAACTTGCCAACTCCAAGTGGCTGCCTGACTTCTGCAATAAAATTGGAAGCCATGTTGCTGCCGACCTACAACAACACCTTCTACTTATCTGCTGTGAAATGGATGCCGACCGCCTGATACAACTGCACCAAAACAATGGACTTGTATACTATTTAGTAAGGGTGGGGTGCAATGCGGTAAACGGCAATCGTTACACAAAGTTTTACCGTGACTTCCTGCGCACCACAGAAACACTGCCCGAAAATTACGATGAGGAAGCCGAAGATTATGACGAAACTCACATCAGGCGCAAACAGGAAGCCGTGGAGTCAGTTAACTTCAAAGAGGTGGCAAACCATTTTAACCGAAGTGAGTGGTATGTGGTAAAGTTGTGGCAGCTATGGGAAGACAAACAAAGCATGGCAATGATAGCCCGTGACACCAAAATAAACTACCGAGAGATAAGCCAAATAATCAACGCAATCAAAACACAAATCAAAGAAAAATATAATGAATACGATGACTGACATTGTGGGAGTGGCGGCACTTTGTGTCCTGCTATCCCGGTACTTTTTCCCACCGATGATTTCATTTGTCTATGCGCTGGACAGCCGATACCGCAAGACAATCAAACCATTTGAATGCGGTTTCTGCCTGTCTTGGTGGGTGGGCCTTACTTGGTTTACCGTTCAATTTGGATTGTATGGTATAATTTATGGTGCATTATGTGCTATCTTTGGAGCATTAATTGACCGATACCTATGACACTAATTGAAATAGCAGGGATTGGAATTGCACTTGGTGTGCTTTTACCCTTTTTGTGTTACTACATAATGACCAAAATATGACACCTGAACAACGCAGTCTTTGCCTTGACCTGAAACCGCACATCGAACGGATCAACAAGACCGGCACATACTCACTTGAAGCTGGGTACTATGCCAAACTGAACGAGGTACATAGGCAGTTGTACGGCCAACCATTCCCAGCTTGTCGCAGTTGTATGTTTGACACCTTGAAAAAGTTATATCGGGAGGCCTTAAATGGTTAGTATTATTCATGGCGGTAACGCAGGGGATTTGATTTACTCACTACCGGCAATGAGAGCAGCATCCCGGTTGCACGATAGCAAGGTTCACTTATATTTACAGGTGGATGTACCTGCACAATACAATTTCAATCACCCGATGGGCAAGGTGCAGATGAATTTAAAGATGGCACAGATGCTCGTTCCGTTGCTGATGTCCACCGACTTTATCGGCAAATGCACAATCACGGATGAAGCCGCAAAATGCGATTACAATTTCAACCTATTCCGCAAGTTCCACAATTACACAGGCCACATCAGCCAGTGGTATTTTCACATTTACCCTGAACTTACCTGCAATCTTGCCGAGCCGATACACTTTGATGTGTGGCAATTAGGCAACCACCAAATCATTTTGAACCGCACAGCCCGGTATCACAACCCGACTTTTGATTATTCCATCCTTCGCAGGTATCAGGACAAGATTAAATTTGTAGGACTTGCCGATGAATACCGGGTAATTTCAGCCAAGCTGCCCGACATTTCTCACATCCAAGTGAAAGACTTTGCGGAATTGTGTGGCATCATAAAGGGCTGTGAGTTATTTGTCGGCAATCAGTCAATGGCGTATGCAATAGCCGAGGTAATGAAGCACCCACGTGTTGTTGAAATCTGCCCGACTGCGCACAACGTAATCCCAACGGGTGATAATGGGTTTGGTGCTTGGACAATTATGAACCTGACCCAGATATTAAAATCAAAATATGAGCAAAACTAAATCACCCATTACCGGGAAGGTAGCTAAAAAGGCATTCATCAAAAGTGGTGTGCAATACTACACAGATGACTTGTTAAACATCTTCTGCAAAAAACTTGACCAATCAGGCATGGTGGGCGGTGGAAATGAAGATACTCGCAACAGCGATGAGTTAAACCAAACCCGGTTAGACCGCATCAGGCAAATATCAGGCAAGACAAACCCAACGATTTTGGATTACGGTTGTGGCACTGGTTTGATGGTTACATTCATGCATGATGCTGGACTTGACTGTGATGGTTATGACCCTTATAACGGATATTATGCTGATGTTTTGTCCCTTAAAAAGGACTATGATGTAATTGTGCTGACCGAGGTAATAGAACACCTGACCGCACCATTTGCCGAGTTGGCCGAAATAAAAGAGTTTTGTCACCCCGGTAGCAAGATTATGATAGAAACTTCGTTCTCCGATTGGCTGACCGAACATGACGCATACATTGAGCCAAAGGTTGGCCATTGCACAATTTTCAGCCATGCCGGGCTTGACCATTTGATGGCGCAGTTTGGTTTTGTTCCTGACAATCATATTAACCGCAACGTAAGAATATACTCTGCATGATAATTTGGGACTGGCATATTGACGAATACGAACGGGTGAATTTCTTTTGTCCCGGACAAAGGCATATTGGTAATGATTTCCCCGATATGTCGCAAATCATTGCCTGTCCCGATGTGCCACAAATCAATAGACTTGACCGACAAAGGACAATAATTTACCCATGTGTGCAAGATACTTCCGCAATCACTGCACTGGGTTTTAAATATGCATTCACAAAAGACACCACCCAAAAATGGGATGGCGAGTCAATTATCTTGCCCCCTGTATTTGAGCCGCAAAAACCACAGGAAAAAACACAGGATGCAGTCACCATTATTCACTACTATTCACAAAGGGATTACGTAAACTATCAAATTACCAAAAACCTGAATATTCCTATTTACGGACTTGATGAGAATCCCTGTCACGATGTACAGGGAATGTTGGCAAAGACCAAATTCCTTGTCCACTTCAAACATTTGGGATATCTGTGCAACGTGGTGTTGAAATCAATGATGAACGGAACAATCCCAATCATGGACAAAAAGTCATTTGAATTAGGTTATAGCGACTATCTGGAACCCGATGTGTCTTGTATTGTGGTGAATGATTATGATGAGGTTAAAACGATTTTAACGATGTCGGATAACACCCGTGAGGACTTCATAAAAGCAATGAATGAAAGCATGGCAAAAGTCATTGCAACCTATCCCGAAGTAAAACAAAAAGCAAAGGAGTTTGTCAATGCAGTGGGTTAAGCTCATAGATATTCACCCCAACCCGAACAATCCTCGGACAATCAATGCGGATAAATTCGCCAAATTGAAGCGTTCTTTAATTGAGTTTCCTGAAATGCTGACTGCCCGTCCATTGGTTTGCGTCACTTCTGATTTTGGGGGTTACACAATCCTTGGCGGTAACATGAGATATAAGGCACTTTGCGACATCGGGGCGGCAGAAGTTCCCATCATTTTAGCAGACGAGTGGACAGCCAAACAGCGTCACGAATTTCTAATCAAAGACAACGTATCTTTTGGTGAGTGGAACTGGGATGAATTGGCAAATGAGTGGGATGCAGAGGAGTTAATCTCATGGGGCATTGACCTACCCGAAATCAAGGATGAACCCGAAGAAAAAGAAATGTGTCCAACTTGTGGAAAATAGTGAACAAATAGTGAAGATATGGCAAACGAACAAAACTTAACACCATTCAAAAAAGGCGAGGTTGCCAACCCCAACGGCCGACCAAAAAAGTACGTGACTCTACTGAAAGAGCAGGGGTACAAGTTAGCCGAAATAAACGACACCATTCAGGCGATGCTGTCAATGGACCTTGACGAACTGAAAGAGGTGTGGCAGAACCCCAAAGCAACGGTACTGGAAAAGACGATTGCCAATGCTATGCGGAAGTCACTTGAAAAGGGCAGCTTGTATTCTATTGAAACATTGCTTTCAAGGGTGTATGGCAAACCAAAGGAAACGGCCGATGTAAACCAGACGGTCACAGGCGAAATCAAAATAACTTTAAATCTGGATGGGCAATAAACAGACAGCAGTAGAGTGGCTACTTGAAAACCTGAAAACAAGTTTATCTATTGAACAGGCAACTGCAATAATAAACAAGGCCAAAGAAATGGAACGGCAACAGATTATGGATGCGGTTAACGCCACCATTATTGACGATGACCTGAACGCATACGAATATTTTACAGAGGAATACGAATGAAATACACAGCACAGCGCAGACGACTGAAACGCACGAAAGAAAGGCGCACAATAAAATTACAAGTGGCCTGTCTAAAAATCAAGTCACCTGAAATAAGGGCATTGTTTGCAGAAATAAAGGAGATGATGAAATGAAAGTGTTAGCACTTTGGGAAGGCATGGGTGGTGTTGAATACCACCGCCTATATACACCCCTGAAACGATTGCAAATTGATTACCCTGATGACATCACGGTCAGCATATCACAGAACTTTGAACGCAATGGAATACCGCATTTATCTAACTACGACCTTGTCATCTTCAACAGGTGGCTGGGTGAGAACCACTACGAGATACTCCACTATTTGGCAAAGAACGGTATCAAATACATCGTGGACATCGATGACTACTGGGTACTGCCAAAACACCACCCGACTTACAAGTATTTCCGAGAGCATAAACTGAAACAGCAAATCATTGACGGCATCCGGTATGCAGACGGAGTTACCACGACCACAGATTATTTGGCGCAGAAAATATCCAAGTACAACAGCAATGTGCAGGTACTGCCGAATGCACTTGACCTGACAGATGACCAGTGGCTTTCCACACCACAGGAAAGGGAATATTTCACCTTTGGATGGGTGGGTGGACTTACGCACAGCAATGACATCATGATACTATCCGAGGCCATTGAACGCATCTGCAACGAACATGACAATGTCCGCTTCGTTTTGTGTGGGTGGATGGCAAATAACTACATTTGGGATAGCATCCTGTACAAGTTCAATGGAAACAACCCGGTGCTTCGGCCCCAGGTATTGGTCAGCCATGCACAGCAGCCAAACGAATACGGCAACTTTTACCGCTTGTTTGATTGTGCGTTAGCCCCATTGGAGCAGAACGAGTGGAACAGCTGTAAATCCGAACTGAAAATAATCGAAGCGGCTGCGTATGGGTTGCCCGTTATCGCATCGGGAGTTGAACCATACCTGCAACACCTGAACAATGCCGGGGTGAAGTTCTGTTTGAACACACCTGATGAGTGGTATAAAGCCATGAAGCAGGCAATGGAAAGCCAACCGATTGCAAACCAAATCAGGGGTGAAGCCAATAAAATTTACTGCAACCAACACCACAACTTGGAAGCTATAAACAAAGACAGACTGGAATTTTATCAATGCACATTAGCTACACCCGGCCATTCGTAACGGATTACCAACGGGCTATACTTGACAGCCCAGACAGATACACCGTGACCGCTGCTGCTACGAAAGTAGGCAAGACAGCCAGTCATATCATTTGGCTGTTTGAACAGGCGTTGAAGCTAAAAGAAAATCAATCGGTGTGGTGGGTTGCACCCGTGTATCAACAGGCAGAGATAGCATTCAGGCGAATGCGTAACCAAGTGACCGTGCGTGACTTTTTCAAGGTGAATGAAAGCAAGTTGCGTTTGACCCTTCCAACCGGGGGAATAATAGAATTTAAGTCAGCAGACAAGCCAGACAACCTTTATGGTGATGATGTATATGCTGCGGTGTTTGATGAGTTCACACGGGCCAGGGAAGATGCGTGGTTTGCCCTGCGTTCCACCCTGACCAAAACCGAAGGGAAGGCAAAGTTAATCGGTAACGTAAAAGGCAAAAAGAATTGGGGTTACAAGTTGAGTGAACGGGCAAGGATGGGTGAGCCGAACTACGGCTTTTTTAAGATTACCGCTTATGACGCAGTTAATGCAGGGGTGTTGAAATTAGAAGAAGTTGAACAGGCGAAAAGGGATTTGCCACAGCACATATTTTCCGAGCTGTATTTGGCCGAACCAACCGAAGATGGTAGCAACCCGTTTGGATTGAGCTACATTTCGCAGTGTATTGCACCGATTTCCACCGCACCTGTTGAGTGGTATGGTATAGATTTGGCGAAGTATAGCGACTACACGGTAATCATTGGCCTTGACTCCGAATATCGTGTCTGCTACTTTGACCGCTTTCAAAAGGACTGGGCGCAAACAGAACAGCACATCATCAGGGTTGTAGGCAACACCCCTGCGGCAATCGATAGCACGGGCGTAGGTGATCCGATTGTGGAGAAAATACAACGGCATTGTCCACGTTCTGTTGGCGTTAAGTTCACATCGGTATCAAAGCAACAGATGATGGAGCAGTTGACCGCAGACGTTCACGCTGGGCTTATTAAGTTTCCCGAAGGCATAATCGCAGACGAGATGCGTAACTTTGAATTTGAACACACGGCAACGGGCCTTCGTTATTCTGCACCATCAGGGTTGCACGATGATGCTGTTTGTGCTTTGGCACTTGCCCGGTATTGCAGCCAAAAGAATAAGAAAGGAGTATTTGTAATAATATGAAATTACCAAAGAATTGGAATGAAATAAGCATAGCGCAGTTTCAGGAACTGCAGCTATTGACAGAGCCATCGTTTGACAACCAGCTCAAAACATTGTCCATTTTATCAGGAAAAAAACTGGACACAATCGAGGAGATGCGCATTGTGGACATCACGTCTGCACTATCGAAACTTGCATTTATGGCAGAGTTACCCACTGCAAAGAACGTGGGTAGCTTCCGCATCGGCAACACGCTGTATAAATTCGCAGCCAATCAGCACCACTTACAAGCTCACCAATTTATCATGGTCCAGGACTTGTTTGCAGAAAAGGACAAGTGGGTGCAGAACTTGCACATGATTATGGCAGCCCTGTGTGTGCCTTACCGGATATTCCCACCAAAGCGCAAGGAAGTAAAGACAGATGACTTTGAAAAGATTGCAGCGCAGTTTCGGAAACGTATGCCTATATCATTTGCCTATGCCTACACGCTTTTTTTTTCTCTATGCTTACCGGAATTACTCGAAGCTACCCAAGTATATTTAGAGCAGGAAGTGGAGAAGTTGAAGAAGATAGCAGACGAAAAGACCGCCCGGCCATCAGCTGGTTAAAAATGGTGGACAACATCGCAGGGGGTGACCGCACCAAATGGGATTTCTTTTTGAATATGCCGCTTGTGGAGTTCCTCAATGCTGTGAGTTTTCAAACAGAAAAAGACAGGGCAAGGACTGAACGATTAAACACGGCAGCGCAGTCGGCAAAGTCTGCCAAAGATAGCACCGTTTACAAGATTGCACTTTTGCAGGAAATGTTGTAAGTTTGAAATACCGTTGGTGTAAGCAGGAATGAATACTGCCTTTGAGTAGCATCTCACTTTTGTGAGGACATGGGTGCAAATCCCATACGGATGAAGCCCCGGCCATTGTGTCGGGGTTTCTACTTTTATAAGTGTGAACATTACCAAAGCGCAGTTAGACGCAATCAACAAAGGGTTGCTGGACAAGTTCGGCATACCTGACAGCCCCATGCCTAATTCATTACTTGCTGACCTTGTTATTGGAGTTGCACAGCGTTTAGTTGATGCGTTAAAAGATGACATGCGGCAAAAGAAACTGAAAGCCACAGGTAATTTAATTGGTGAAACAAAGGTTTTAGATTTTCAAGAAACTGCAAACGGAGTGACCGTACCAATCGAAATGGCAAGTTACTACCTATGGGCAGACCAAGGCAGGGGCAGAACAAGGCAAGGAAACAATGGCGGTAAATTCCTGTGGCAATCTATTGAGGAATGGATAACTGCAAAAGGTATTCCCGTTCGCAAATCAAAACAGGAAAGCGGTCAGTCAGTTTTGGAAGCCCGTAAATCTATGGCGATTGCGATTGCCAAAAAAATACACAGCAAAGGAACGATAAAGAGGTTTGGTTACAAAGGCGGTAATTTTATAGGCGATGTACTGACCCCTGCCAACATTGATGCAATCGCACAGCACTTGGGAGATGCCTTGGGTAAACCCATCACGGCATACGTTACAAGTGAGATTGCCACTACATAGGTAGGCACAAACCTACTTTTTTAGGTAGATGGCAATTACAATCGAAACCGAACCGAACGACATAAGCCCGGTATATTCACCCGTTGCTTATGTTGTGTCCTCAAATAACTACACTCAAACGAATTTCAAGTTTGTGGCTGTCGTAAAAAACGCAGCCGGTACAATCATAGCCAAACTGAAAGCACCTATTTTCTACGGCACTACCAACTATGGGGTGTTTGATTTGTCACGGATATTGCAGAATTATGTGACGTATGATTTTACACTTGGATTGGCAGCCCCTGCAAAATGTGCCAATTCTTATATTGCTTATTCAGTTGAATTTGGCGAGGAATATGGCGGCACGGAATACCTGAACCTGACATCCGACACGGGCAAATATTGCTGGAATGGGCTTTATTATTTGTACGGAAGTGAGCAGGTGACTGATTATGAAATTGATTTTGTGGGTGGCAGCAGTAAATTCCTGACCCGTGTCCGCACTCGCAGGGTTACAATAGCACAAAATGACTACCTTTATTTTTTACGTGGTGACAATGCCTGTGATGTTCGGGTGATTGCTTATGACAGCGCAGGTTCTACCACCACATCGGTAATCAATAACACCTTTGACACCACAACCGACAAGTCCGAATATTTGCTCCGTGTGGCTGCCGGGCCTAACAACCTGAACCTTATCGCACAGGGTTCCTTAATCAGCGGAACGTCTGGGAGTGTTGTTCCTACCAATACAAGTTACTACACGGTGCAAGTCGTAAACGGATCACTTGACCCCGGCACGGAAGCGTACCGCTTTGATGTGGTAGAAGAATGCAGTAAATACAGCCCACAATATTTGTACTTCCTGAACCCATTGGGTGGCTTTGAAACGGTGCGGTGCAGCATGATGTCACGAGATAAATACAACGTCACTCGCAAACAATTCAAGCGGAACAATTACGGCATCAGCGGAGTTCAGTATGTTTACGATACCAGTAAGCACGGCATGACCAACTATGCCACAGAAAAGACAAAGCAAGTGGTGCTGAACACCAACTGGCTGACCGAAACAGAATTTGAGTGGCTGCAAGATTTGATTGCATCCCCTGTGGTTTTTCTCGGCAACATTCCGGTCAACATAACCGACACAAGCTACGAGGTATTTGACTACATTGATGGCCCGAACAACCTGCAAATCACAGTTGAATATACCGAACCCGAAAGGTTACAAAACGCATGAACAACGTAAGATTAGTATGCGGTGGGTACAGCGTTGACCTGCCCACCGATTTTGGAATACAGATAAACAAGAGCATTGCTGACATTCGTGAACCTGAAAGCAGGTCATCGGACTGGACAAAGACGTTCACCCTGCCCGGTACAAAAACAAATAACAAGCTGTTCACCCACTTGTTTGATTTGAACTTGTCCATCCGCAACACGACATCCACCAATTTCAGTCCTGATTTCAATCCTAACCTGAAAGCCGATGCGCTGTTGACCGTGGATGAAGTCACGCAAATAGAAGGTTTTATCCGTTTGTTGTCGATTAAGGTTAACGACCTGAACCAAATCGAGTACGAATGCTCAATGCACGGGGAGTTGGCTGATCTATTCGCAAAGATTTCGGATGGTAAACTTCAAGATTTAGATTTTACCGAATACAACCACGTGCTGAATGCCACCAATATATTCAATTCATGGGACACTTCGATTGTAAAAAATGGTTCAAGCGGTTATGTAAATTTCAGCGGTGGCGCACCCATTGGTGAGGGTTATGTCTATGGATGGATGGACAATGGCACATACAAAGATTATCAAAATCTAAATGTTGATAACATGACCGTTTATATGTATGCGAAAACGGTAGTAGATAAGATTTTCAGCGGTGCAGGTTACAGCTATTCAAGTGGTTCGTTTTTCAATTCAGCGCAGTTCAAGCGACTTGTTATTCCATGCCCGACAAGATTTCCGATATTGGGCGAGGATGATGTGGCATTAAGATATTTTGAAGCTGAAAGGTCAACAGATGTAACGGTTACAGCTGGTAATAAATTGATTTTTAATAATGAAATAACTGATCCATCAAACCAATACAACACCACAACCGGAGTTTACACTTGTCAGTATTCGGGAGATTACAATATTTTTATTGATAACAATGCAACCGTGTCAGGTATTACACCATCGACCGTGTTTTATGCTGTATACGGAATTTATATCAATGGCAATATTTTCAATGTCGGCATCAGTGAACAGGGTTTTGCTGGGCCATCAGGTTCGGGAACACTTGACCAATTAGTTGATTTTTACAATGTTTATTTGAACAGAAATGATACTATTGAAATACGATTAGAGAATATTTTTGACAGCAGTTTTACTACCCCATTGACAGGGTGGACATATAATCAAAAAACAGGCAGTGGAATTTTTAATGAAATTAAACCAACAACATGGGGTTATGACGAAACCATAGATTTCGGTGGGTTTTTTCAGGGAGAAACAAAACAGCGTGAATTTATGAAGTGGCTTTTTACGATGTTTAATCTGTACGTGGAAGCAACAGACATGAATAAAACATTGTTGGTATTGCCACGTGATGATTTCTACACAAATACGGTACAGGATTGGACAGAAAAAAGGGACTTGTCACAGCCATTGGACATAACACCAATGGGTGAATTGGATGCAGGTAAATATCTATTCACATACTCCGAAGGTGACGATGACGATAACAAGGCATACAAACAAGACTTTGACAGGGTTTATGGAGACAGACAGATAACGATAAACAATGACTTCATAAAAGACGAAAAGAAAATCGAAGTTGGTTTCCAGCCAACAACACTAATCAATGTTGGTTTTGATGATAAATATCTGC